TACTTTACAACCATATGAGTTTAGAAATAAGACTCTAGAGTCTCAAAAACTTTTAAGAAAAATTTCTGAACCTATTCATGATAGATCAGTAAAACCAGAAACAAACCCAGGTTATAATGGAATTCTGTCTAATGGAGTAGAGATATTAAATTACAAATCAGCTGATCGAGTTCATTATGGTCAAATTGATAAAATTGATGTTCTTGATCCTGGTCTTGATTATGACGTTGTAAGTCCACCTTCATTATTAATTAAAGATCAAACTGGAACTGGTGCTACTGGTAATGTTGCGGTTAGAGGTACTTTAACTCAATTAAGAATTTTAGATACTGGATTTGATTATTTGGATGTACCAAAGGTAACAATATCTGGTGGTAATGGAACTCCTTCTTCAGTTTCAGTAAATATGAAGAATATTGACCATTCAGTAGATTTCTTTGCTGATGGTTCATCTGCTCAAGTTGGTTTAGGTACTACAGGAACGATTGGGCAAACCATTGGTTTCAGTACTTTCCATAAATTTAAAAACGGTGAAAGAGTAATATACGATTCAGTTAACCAAAAAGGCGTTGGTGGAATGACAACAAACGCAGAATACTATGTTTCTACATTTGTTGAAGAGGGTAATGCAAAACAGAGTTTTACTAAAATAAAATTATATCCAACATCAAGAGATGCATTGGCAGGTATCAATACTGTTGAACTAACTTCATTTGGTGTAGGTAAGCAATCTTTAAGATCATTTGATCAAAAATCTGTAGTTGCAGGTTTTAATGTTGTATCAGGTGGAGTTTATGAAAATAAGCAAAGAAAAGTCGCTGCTGCTACTGGAGTAAGCACTTCTAAAAATGAAATTACAATTAAAGATCATGATTATAAAGATGGTGAAATAATTAAGTATACTGCTGGAGATACTGGAATTATAGGTCTTACTGATGGATCAGAGTATTATGTTTTAAAGGTTGATGATGATAAGTTTAAATTAGCAAATGTTGGTGTTGGTACTACTAATGGTGTTGATTATTTTTATCAGTCTGGACAATATGTTGGTTTATCATCCATAGGATCAGGAACACATACATTCAATTATCCTGATATAACAGTTACTGTATCTGGTAATGTTGGAGTTGCTTCTACTGGATTAGAAACCTTCCAAGCAAATGTTCAACCAATTATTAGAGGACAGATTACATCTGTCAATTTAGATAATCAAGGTAGTGGATATGGATCAGGTGAAATTATTAATCATAATAGAAAACCAGAAGTTACTCTTATATCTGGATCACAAGCAGAAATTCTTCCTATTGTGGTTGATGGGAAAATAACAGAGGTTGTTGTTCTTAATAAAGGTAAGAAATATAGTTCTCCTCCTGATATAAGAATCACTGGTGATGGACAAGGAGCTTCGGTAACTCCAATATTGTCTGATGGTTTACTAAATTCCGTAAAAGTAATTGAATCTGGTTCTGGATATACTCAACAGAATACATCTGCAATAGTAGTGTTTACTGGAAGAGGTGCTGATTTTGATCCACAACTTCAAACATGGACAGTTAACCTTGTTAAGAAACTAGAATCTTTTGTAGAAGATGACGATGGATTTATAGGAAGAGGAACTAATAGGGGATTTGGATTACAATATTCACATTTGTATGCTCCAAGAAAATTCAGACAATCAGTATATTCTGTAGATCAAGATGGAAATATTGTATGGGGACAAAAAGACTTAACCAGACAGCAGGGTCAAGAGCAAGTAGCAGAACAACATTCTCCTATTATTGGTTGGGCATATGACGGGCATCCAATTTATGGACCATATGGATATATTACTAAAGAAGGTGGTTTAGTAAGTAAGTTAAAAAGTGGTTATGTAGAAGAGGCGGTTAAGAAAACTAATAGACCTTCTGTTGCAATATTCCCACCAGAATTTTTTGTTGAGGATTTTACTTATAAACCAAAAAATGAAGATACTATATTAGATCAAAATAATGGAAGATTTTGTGTAACTCCAGAATATCCAGATGGAACTTATGCATATTTTGCAACCATTGATTCAATAGTATCGCAAACTGCTCCATTTAATGGATACTTCAAACCAATATTCCCATATTTTATTGGAAATACATTTTATGGTAGACCTAATGATTTTAACTTCAGTAAACAATCCAATCAAGACGAATTTGATTTAAATAAAACTGAATATTTCAGAAATACTAAACCCTATAATCTAATTGAAGGTAAAATAAAATATAAGTATCTAACATTACCAAACAATTTAGAACAGACAGTAGATGTTAAAGGAGTTACTGCTGGTAAAATTGAAGAGGTTGGTATAATTACTGCTGGTACTGGATATAGAGTAAATGACGAATTAGTATTTGATAATGACGGGACTGGTGGTTTTGGTGTTGCAGCAAGAGTATCAAAAGTAAAAGGAGTATCTGTTGACTCTATAAGTGTTGCTACTAGTTCTATTACTAATGTTGAGATATATCCAACAGGAAAAAATAAGTATACACTTTACACAACCAATCCTCATAATTACAATAATCTTGATATAGTATCAATCACTGGATTATCAACATCAACCACTGGTCTTGAAGGTGCTTACGTTGCTGGTGTTACAACCACTACATATGTATTTGCTGGAGTAGGAACCACTGGTGGTGGTGGTATAGGAACTGCAGGAGCAAGTGGAATAGTAACTCATTTTAATGTTGTTGGTAGAGATCTTGGTTTTGATCAGATTAGAGAAAATGATATTGTTGGTATTGGAACTGAAGAAGTAAGAGTAATAGAGGTTCTTAAGAATGCTTCTGCACTTAGAGTTATAAGAGGAACAAATGGTATAAGTGCTGCTCATACTGCAGGTGCAGTTATGACAGTTAATCAAAGACAAATAAAGATAGACTCTGGGTTTAAGACAGATTATCAGTCCAAAGTAAACACGCAATATTACTTCAATCCAGAACAAGCTGTTGGACTTGGATCTACTGCTGGTGTTGGTATTGGAACTACTATATTCTTTACTGGAATAACATCAACCAATCTTGGAATATCTTCAATTTACATTCCAACTCAAGCAGTTTATCTTCCAAATCATAATTTAGCAACAGGAGATAAAGTAACATATTCTCCAGGCACTGGTGGTCAGGGAATTCATTATTCTGAATCGGGACATAATGTAAGTTTAGCATCAACTTCAGGAGTTAAGAAAGCAACTGATGGGCAAGAATTCTTTGTTGCAAGATTTAGTGATACTTTAGTTGGTTTAGCAACTGTTCGAGTTGGATTAGGTACGACTGGAATTTACATTGGTCTTGAAACTGGATCATTTGGTGGTAGAAACCAAACTCCAGTATTCTTCAGAACTATTGGTGCTGGTAACAGTCATAGTATTAAAACAAACTATACTCCTATAACAGGTGAGATTGTTAGAAATCTTGTAACTGTTGATACTGGAATATCTACTCATGGATTGCATGTTGGGCATCATGTAGATGTTTCTGTAAATGCTGGAGCATCTACATCGTTTGTTTTCAATTATGATGACTATCATAGAAAACTTATCGTAAATCCAAGAGAATTTACTGGTGGTGATGTAACTACAACAACAGATTCAATCACAGTTAAGGATCATAATCTTGAGACTGGTCAAAAAATTATTCATACTTCTGGTGGACCTGCTGCAGGACTAGTTGATAATAAAATTTACTATACAGTTAAGGTTGATAAAGATACTATTAAGTTAGCAGATACTTATTATAATTCTATTCAAGGAATTCCAGAAATTGTTGGAATAGGCACTACAGGGATTGGTGGTACCATTAAACCAATTAACCCTCCCCTAGAGGTCTACAGAGACGCTACAGTAACGTTTACACTTGCTGATGGATCATTAGGATATGAAGTACAAGGAACTTCATATCCAGCATTCCAATTGAATTTTTATAAAGATAGTGAATTCTGCTATCAATATGATAAAAATGCTCTTGAGGAGAATTTTAATGTTCAAAGAACTGGAACTATTGGTGTTGATGGAACAGCAAAAGTTACTTTGACCGTTAATGAAGATAGTCCAAAACTTTTATATTATAAGTTAGATCCTGTTGAGGTAAGTAACTTACCAACTATAAAATTGGAAATAAACATTGATGATGAAGTTGATTATAACAATCAATTTGCAACTAAAACAAGTTTATATAATGGAACATATAGAGTTTCTTCTGGAACAGGAAATACACAATTCTCATATAGTGTAAACAGAATTCCAGAGAAAACTTCTTATCTATCTACAGATAATGCATTCATAACATATGAAACTGATTGTACTCACACTACTGGACCTATTGCTCAAATTGAAATAAAAGATGGTGGTAAAAATTACTACAATCTTCCAGGAATTACAACTGTTACTACAGGTGTTGGTAAAGATGCAATTTTAGAACCATCCAGTACATCTATTGGAAAAATTAAAACAAATAAAATTAATAAAATTGGTTTTGATCTCTCTATAGACAAAACAGTTAGACCATCAGTTTCTCTACCAAATCTAATAGATATTCAAACATTTGCTTCTTTTGATTCTATTGGAATTTCTTCTCAAGGTAGAGGTTACTTAGCTGCTCCACATATTGTAGTATTGGATGGAAAAGATAAGACTGTAATTAATGATGTAGATCTCAAATACTCATTAGGCGATACTTCAGTAAAAATATTGAAGAATACTTATGGAATGAACAATATATCCCCAAGATTAGTTCCTACTGCAAATACAAATGGTGTAGGAATTAGCACTGTTGGATTTAATACAATTACCAAGTATGCAACTGTAACATTAGACGTTGGATTTAGTACAGCAAATACATTCCCATTCGTTGTTGGTGATAAAGTACTAATTGAAGGTGTAAGTGTTGGTGTTGGATCAACAGGTAAAGGATTTAATTCATCTGCATATAATTACAAATTATTCACTATAACATCAACAGATCCAAATATTGGTGGAGTTGGTGCTACTGTATCATACAGTCTTGATGGTGATTATGAGGAGGGTGAGGTTATTGGATTCTATGATGATCAAAACTCTGGTGGTAGAATAATTGCTGAAAAGGCATTCCCAATTTACACTTCAAAATTAAAGTTTAATGATTATGCAATTGGTGAAACAGTAGAATCAGATACTAGTTCAGGTTCTGTTGAATATTGGGATAGGCAAAATGGAGTTTTAAAAGTTTCTACAACTGACAATTTTGTTGTTAATGAAAGAATAAAAGGATTATCATCAAATACTGAAGGAATTGCTTCTTCTATAACAACGTATGATGCATCCTTTGAATTAAGTCCAATAACAAGAGTTGTTAAAGGATCTACAACTGTATCAGGTTTCTTGAATGAAGGAATTCAAAGAGTACAAGATAGTCTTTATTATCAGAACTTCTCATATGCTTTAAGGTCTGAAGTTGACTATGATACGTGGGATGATGCGGTGGGTTCTACTAACCACACTGCTGGATTTAAGAAATTTGGTGATTATCAACTAGTTACTCCTGCTTCTGATGATTCTGGTCCAGTTGGAATGGCAGTTGGTGTATCATCTAATTCTATTGAAATTACTAACGAATTAGTTGGATTAGGAGATTTAAATTGTGTTCATGATTTTGATAATGTAAAGGAAAATGTTTTAAACCTTGGTGGTGGAATTTCTTCTGATGAAATAATATTCTCTAGTAGAATATTGACTGATTATTTTGAATCTGCAGGAAATAGAGTTCTGTTAATAGATGATATGAGTGGACTATTCAATAGTAATCCACGACCAACTGCTTTCTCCACTATTGATACATTCCCATTTTTAGAACATAGATCATTAAAATACTTTATGTTCTATAGAGATAGGAGATTTACTGCAGAAAGAGAGATGATGGTTGTCACTCTTACTCATGATGGACAATATGCATATATGAATCAGTATGGTGGTATTGATACTAAAGAACCTATTGGAAGATTTGATTTTACAATTGCTGGTTTAGATGGTCAATTACAATTCTATCCTTTCAATTATACCATTAATGATTTTGATATTGGTTTTATTGCTTATACATTAGATGATAATATTTTAGGTATAGGTACAACGAATTTGGGTGGTGTTGTTGATATTGATACAAGTAGTTGTTCTACCTATGATTCTAGTGGTGGAACAGGTATTACTACAACTTTAGTATCTGTTGCACACACATACAGATCAATGAAACTTTTAGTATCATTGACAGATGCAAATAATGAACATCAGTTTAATGAACTTAATCTTGTTCATGACAATAGTGATGTATATGGTGTTGATTATGGTGAATTAACTACTACAATACCAATTACTGCTGGTGCAGGATTTGGAACATATTATGCTCGTCTTGATGGCACAAATATGAAAGTTGACTTCATACCCGAAAATAATGGTATTGGAGTAACAATCAACACAATTCAAGTAGGCATACACAGTAACCATGCACAAGGTATTGGAACAGCAACTCTAAAACATGCTCTTATAGAAGCAAGAACTACAAATATTGCATCTTCTGGTAGTCCAGGTATTACAACGGTTGGTGTATATGATGCTAATTATGATGCTGCATATTTCATTCTTCAGGTTACAGACTCGACAAATAAGAGATACGTAATGTCTGAACTCTTAATGTGTGATGATGATAATGATAAGGATGGATCAGGTCAAACTTATATGGTTGAATATGGTAATGTTGAGTCACATACTGGTTTAGGTACATTTGGAACCAAGATGCTTGGGGATACTAAAACATTATACTTCAAACCAAGAGCAGGAATTGCTGTTAGTGTAACTGCATATATGAATGCAATGGCATTTGTTGATGATACTAATGATAACATTGACTTTACTAATGGTATGATCAGAACTGGTTTTGCTCAATATGAGGGAACCGAAAATGCTATTAAGAGAGAATTTGGTTTAACACATGAATTAAATCCAATATTCGAGAAATACTTTACTGGTAATGATACTACTGTTGTTAATCTTTCTGCCAATACAATCAATCTTCCAAACCATTTCTTCGTAACTGGTGAGGCAGTTAAGTATCATCACGTTGGTGGTATCACATCTGCTATTGGTATTGCACAAAGTTCTTTTGCTGGTATAGGTAATACAGAATTATTACCTGAAGATGTATTTGTTATTAAAATTAATGAAGATAAGATTAAACTTGCAAGTAGTGCTCAAAATGCATTAAGAAGAGTTCCTATTTCATTAGACCTTACAAGTGTTGGTATTGGTACAAGTCATAGATTTGCTGCTACTAATCAGAATGCTAAAGCAGTAATAACGATTGATAATGTAATTCAATCTCCTGTTGTTGCAACAGCAATAACTACAGTTCTTGCTGACCAAGTAACTTCAGTCGATGATCATCTGAAACTTAGTGGAATTACCTCATACTACGGATCAGAATACATTCGAATTAATGATGAAATAATGAAGATTGAAGGTATTGGTATTGGTGAAACTAATCAAATTAGAGTTCGTAGAGGGTGGTTAGGAACCAAGATTGGAGCTGCTGCTACAGGTGATCTAGTAACGAAAGTCGTTGGAAATTATAATATTATCAATAATAGTTTGACATTCGCTGAAGCACCATTTGGTAATGTTCCAATTGGTTCAACTACTAATGCACCTGATGAAAGAGATTGGAGTGGTATATCAACCAGTTCAAGTTTCCACGGAAGAACGTTTATGCGTTCTGGTATAGAAGATGAAGCAAATGAAACTTACTATAGAAACTTCGTTTTCGATACTGTTTCAAATAAATTCAACGGTATTGAGAAATCATTTAGACTTTATGATAGTGGAGAAGATGTTACTGGAGTATCTACTGAAAATGCTGTACTTTTAGTTAATGATGTATTCCAAGGTCCTGGTGCAAGTAATGATTATGTAATAGAAGAATCTGGTGGTATTAGTTCTGTTAGATTTACAGGAGTTGCTGCATCTATTGGAAATGATGTTAACACTGCAGGTATTCCTCTTGGTGGTGTTATTCTTTCAGTTGGTTCTACAGAGGGAGGTGGATATCAACCACTCGTAGCTGCTGGTGGAACTGTATTAACAATTCCTGCAAGTGTAGTTGTTGGTTCTGCTGGAAGTCAAGGATCTATATCTACGATTGGTGTTGCTAACAGTGGATCTGGTTATAGAGCAGCAATAGAATCTGATATTCTAACTGAAATAGCATCTCCAGTAGGTGTTGGATCAACAGTAATTTACCTTAAGAATCAAAATAGTGTCTTTGGGTTACTTGGTGTATTGAATAATGGAGATAACTGTAGAATAGGATTAGGAACATTTACAATTCCTGTTGATATTGTTTCTGTAGGTGGAACATTTGTACGTATTGGTTCAGCTGGAACTTCTCCTCATATTATACCTGTTGATACTTCAGTTAAAGTTGCAATAACGACTGCAACAGTTGGTTATGTTAATATTAGGGCAGAGATTAATGAACTTCAAGATGGTGAGTATATTGGAGTATCAACTGCTGCATATAACCCAGTAACAGGTATTGTTACAGTAACAACAGTTGCTGAACATGGTTTAAGTGAATTTGACTATATTAAGATTAGAGATAAGACTCTTGCATTTAATTGTAACTATGCTTCTGGTGGAACTAAATTATATCCAAGAGAATCTGATCCAATAAGTGGTAGATGGATACAAGCTACTAATGTTAATGCAAATTCATTTGAAGTACAAATCCTAGATCAGGTTCCTTCTACAAATACAGGTATTCATACATTCCAGTATGCACATCCTAATGCAATTATAATTGGCGAAAGGATTCCAGAATATCATGTTGGATTTGCAACCATCATGACTGGAACTGGTAAC